AGTTAACCCGCTAAATGCAGTTGTTATTTGATTAGTTTGTCCTGAAATAACACTTGGGTTTGATGTTGATCCTGTGTCACCTATTAATAAAATTTTATCAGCATTAGACAATGCACTATTCATCGCGGATGTTAAATTGGTAATGTATGTCGATTGCTTTACATTATATTGTGTATAATAATTACTATAATAATAGGGAGATTGTGTTAAATTATTTCCATTAACAGGTGGTTCAGCATTTTCGAAGTAGAATATGTTATTTGTGTCATAATTAACAGGTTCATTTTTATTTACGTCAGTATTAGCGTCATTAGGTAATGGTACGGTAGTATATTTAATTCTTTCAATTGTTTGTTTTTCAACTCCAGCACTTAGGTATTGTTGAATTAAATCTCTATCATTTTGGTCTAGAGTTGTATATGTTTGTATTAAAGAATAAAAATCAACGTCTTGTACGCCAGCAAAAAATGCGTTTATATAGTTATCAGATTCTTCATCTGACATTCCTTTAAAATGTTCTCTAACCAATAAATTCATAATACTCGGATGGTCAACAACAACTTTAAATGAAACTTGACCTGTTCTTTCTGTATTTTGATATGTGTACACTGGTTCAGGTCTTCCAATAAATGAGTTCTTTTCCCAATTTGCATTGTTTTGTTCGCTCATCTTTAAGTCGTATGGAGGGAACCACATAACTCTACCACCATTATTTCCTTTTTCACATGCTGGTAAATCACTTACTTGAAATCCAGATAAATTAGAAGTTTTCCATGCCAAGTTCTCAATTGAGAACATGTATTTCTTTGCGTAAAAATCACCAAGACCTTTGTCTTTTTCTACAATATTTGTTGAGTTATCAAATGATTTTTTACCATTGGACATTGGTGCCATATTTAAATTCCATGTGTCATTTAATACACTTGATTCAAATTGTCTTATATTACCTCTTCTATATTTTCTTCCTGATTTTTTATACTTTCCAGTATTAATATCCTTTTGATTAGTTGACAACGGCATTGTGTCAAAATTTGTCATGTATGGTCTATCCTTTGTCCAAACTCTCGCATATTCAATCCCACTTTCTTCACCAGTAAATTTATCGGTATACTTAACCGCAGAACCTCTTGATATTCTAGTATCACCATCTTGGAATACTCTACTTGTTTGATCAATAACATTTGCAACATGTGAACGTGCAGCGCCCCCATCTGAAGGCATTGAATCTAATAATTCTTGAGTTATTCCTAAAATTGAATCTCCTCTAAATTTATTTTTAGTTGATAAACTTTCAGTAAATAGTGACGCTTCTGTCTGCCAACTATTGTTATTAACCCCTAATTTATTTTTTGAGTTCTTACTAATCCATGATAACTTACCTCCAATTGATCCACCTTCAGTAATATTTTTATTTGTATGAAATAATTTTGCCGACACCTCATCAAACATTAATGTTAAATAATAGTTACTCCTTACGGGTCTATCATTAAAATCATTCATTGCATATTTTACATCATTTCCTCTATCATCTCCAATATAAGCAGTTCCTGCAGGTGCCTCAACACCTAAAATATTTTTTATACCTTGTGCAACCTTATCAACAAAATTAAAAATTTTAGACGTGTTTTGTGACCTTGCGGTTGTGGTATAATTTGGTGCATATGTTGAATAGGATAATAGGTCATATAACCTGTTTTTTTGACCGCTTCCCATATGTTCAATCAAAAGGTCAGATGGTTTTCTATCTAGCAATGGTCGTCTTTGTATTCCTATTAAAGACCCTAATACACCGGTTACGTCTTGATATAATGCACCTAATTGTGATGACGCTTGTGGTCTATAGTTTATCGGGTTTCTTGGGTTACTTAAATAATCCCCTGGTATTTGACTAAAGGGTAATTGTATACCTGAAACAGTTTTTAGAAAATCAACCGCTTGACCTGGTATACTTAATGTATTATCAACTGTAATAGTATAATTTGATTCAATTAATGGTTCTCTGCCTGTTAATATATTAACGGCGGTAGTTGTGTTACCATTAAGAGCATCCATAATTCTCACACGACCTAATGTATTTTTTTCTACATTTTGAGTAATTCTACTATAAACAGGTCCTTGTGGGTCATTTTTAATTAAACTTGTGGCAAACTTAACTAATTCAGATTCAGTTTCGTAATTTGAATTACTAATAATACCAAATAAACTTAAGTCAGTTTGAACAAAACTTGGGTATAATTTTAAATCGGCCGACCTAGGTAATGTGTTAATAACATCACTAATAAAATAATCATCTGGTTTGTAGATATTAGAGTTCTTAGGTATTGTCAAATCACCATATCTATTTGTATCTACCTGACCTTGTAATAAATTAGGTGTATTACTTAGATTCTGTTCAGGATATGAACTATTTGTAAACGTTTGGGGTCCATTAGGTTGTTGTAAGGTCTTACCTAATATGTGGTCTCTAAACTGTTTTGTTGTATTAAAATCTAAATAACTCGGCATTTTTTATTTTATTATAAATAGGTTTAATACTATTTTGTTATAACTTTAGGGTTCGTATATTCATTTACATTTCTTTCCGTCCAACTACCGACTAATGTTGGGTTTTTAACATTTTCCCTATTAAAAGCGTCCATATACCCTGAAGTCGCTTCATATTTATGAGTGTGTGTTATATCTATCTTGTTTGCTGCAATATATGGTGGTGGAGGTGGAGGTGTTTTTGTGTCCAATCCAATCATTGCTTTTACAGATTCAATTCCTGTTGATATGCCCGTTTTAACCGATGTTACTTTATTTGCCGTAGCAGTTGCGATATCTTCCGCTGTTTTATTTACGTCACCTATTTTAAAAGTTGCAATTGCTTTATTAAGTTCATCATATTGTTTACCACCACCTGCCCTTAACGCCGCCTCAACAGCTCTAGCACCTATTATTTTATAATATGATGCAATTACATCTATACCCCTTGACATTTGTTGTGTTTCGGTAAGTTGTGACATTGCAATATTCTTAACATCCATAGACTCAAAAGCCTTTTGATTTGCCAATAATACTTTAGCTTGACTATCAGTCATTTTATCTAATGAGATTTCAGTTGCACCATTTAGTTCTGAAGCTAAAGATTTAGGGATTACAATTTTCATTTCACCCCCTTGCATTCTTGATATATTTGTTAAAAATTCTGTTTGTTTGTCATCTAATTTTAAACCACGAGACATTATTGCACTAGCTGCAGATGATCTTTCTGCGGCAGCAATTGCACCTTTACTTAATTCTTGATAAGATATTCCCATAGCATCCGCCATAGCTTTACCTCTTCTTAAGTTAATTCCAGTAATTTCAAATCTACCTTGTTCTTGATTGTATGTGGCTAATGAACTTGAGGCACCAATTAACGCGTCTTGTAATCCTTCTACGTTATTTGTTGCCATATACATTAATTTAAGTGGGTCGTTAAAATCACCAATTGCACCACCTAATACTTGTAAATTTGCAACCATATCAATAGCATTTTCAGGATTCATAACCTTTTCGGCAATTTTAAAAGATTCCTCCATACTCATCCTAAATTCAACCGCCTTTTTGGACATATCTTCTAACCCTTTTACACCATTTTTAAACCCATATTCATTTAACTTACCGATATTATCACGCATTGCGGTAGTTACTTTTTGAGCACTTAACCCTAACGATATTAGTCTTGTTGTTGCATCTCCTAATGATTGGGTTGTTTTATCTGCTCCTAAACCTACCTTTTCAAATTCACCAATAGAACCAGCTAATTCGGCCAATGACATGTTTAATGCGGCGGCAACAGGAACCGCACTTTTAATTGTGTCTTCATTAATTAACGCAAATTTACCTGAATCTTTTACTAACGTGGTGTACATGTCACCAATATTAGAAAGGTCAAAACCATATCTTTTTGCTTCAACTGAAGCTGCAATCATGTCTTTTCTTAAAGTTTCAGATAATTGACCACTAATTCCTGTTTTAGTATTAACATCAGATAATAATACAGATTCAGATTTTATTTGGTCAAGACCAGCACCCCACATATCTGAGATGGCCGTTTTCATTAATTTAATTGGGTTTAATCCACCCTCTTGAACCATTTCAAATATCTTATTTGCGGTTGTGTCATTTCCATCGTCTTTTCCTAATCCAGACGCAAATAATCTTTGTGATTGTGTCGCTAAAAATTTAGTAGCATCATTAACTTTACCTAACGCCATTTCAACAAAACCTGTACTTTTTGAATCTCCTAATAATCCACCACCTGTGTTTGAACTTACACCTGATGAAGCTCCATTTTTAAGTTCTGCTTGAGCGGCATTAAAACCAATTATCCAATCATTTTCTTTTGCTCCTTTATTTAATGTATTAAACGCAACTTTAAAGGCATTCCTATCACCATTTTTAGCATGTTTCAGTAATTGTTCGTTCATACATATAAATAGACTAATTAATTATTTTCAGTCTCTTTCTCTATCATATAATTAATATAATATCTTCTAATGTACACAGGCATAGAAAGAATATCCCCATAAGAGAACCCTCTTTTAACTAAAAATAAAATTTCGTCTAATTGTCCTTTTTTATAATCCATAGAAAGGACGAAAAAATTCTACCCCGAATCCAATTTCAACTTGGATTGTCTCTCCGGACGGGGTTGTAACATTTTGGGTTAGATCCAACCCCGGTTTAACTTGGTTAATGAATTTTCTAAAACTTTGTGAATCCTTAATTGGTAAGGTTTCAATTAAATTTCTAATATTCATTAAATCTCTATTTCCATTAACTGACTTAATCATCATTTCAAGTTGTTTGGTTACAATTGGAGCAACCCCATTACCATTCCAACTTTTTTTAATTTCATCAATTTCTTTTTCTTGTTTTAATGTTAAAAAAGTAAATGAAATATCAATTTTACTTTTTTCCATAAAGTACTTATATTCACCATTAGAATCTTCTTCTAATGTAAAATCTTTTACTTTAATTTCACTTAAATCAATATCGGCTGTAAATGTTTCATTTGTTTTTGGGTCAGTGACTTCTATTTTATATTCGGTACCAAAAGCAGTATTTCTTAAAAATATAAGAATTGCTTGTCTATCCTCTTCAACGATTTCATCAATAGATAATGATTTATCTAATATTTTTCTTTTTAGTAATTCATCTATAACTAAACCAGAACCAATTAAACTTGGTGATGATAGAATGTTTTCGTCACTTGCGGTTAGGTATGCAACTCTAACTGATTTATTTTTATTTTTATAATGGATACCTTTAGTTGGTAATTCCACCACATCGTATGCGATTGTTGGGTCTATTCTTGTTTCGTCCATAATATAAGTTTATACTATAACTATTAGAAAGTAAAGTTTTTAAATAAAAAAACCGATACCCATTTCTGGTATATCGGTTTCTCATATGAAAAATTATTATATTAATAAACTTGGATACAACGGTCCATTCTTAATGAAGCGTCGATTGTTGCTAAATCATCTCTTGAGTAATCTAAATCACCAAAGTTTAAACTTGTTAAGAAACAACCTTGTAAAATCCATTTTTCAACTACAACTCCCGTTGGGTCTAACATCTCCAATTCAATGTCTTTTTTATACCCTGCAGCATATCCCATACGACCTGTAACTGACTCCGCATGTAAACGGAACCATTCCATAAGTGCTTGAGAAGCAGAAGGACCAATTGGGTCTTTAAATTGAACTTTAATCTCTTCCCACTCAAATTGACCAGCAACATAAGTTTTTGTGTTCAAGAAAGGAATCTCAACTGATTTAATTTTAGCAGATGGTCTCGCTGTGGAGAATACATACCACTCATTTATTCCTAAAGATGATGTGAATCTTAGGATAAATCTATTTTTTCTTTTCGGTTCGTAAGGAACCGGCATTTTCATTAATAAATCTGCCATATTGTATTTGTTAAAGTTTTTAAGTTA